ACGGGGCGGCGGCGGACAGGCAGCAGGCTTCCATTGTGTTTGATGTGGCGAAAGAAATGGCGGCGAGGTCGCCCGCACTTATGAAACGCTCCAAAATATTGGCGGCTCAAAAGAGAATCGTTAATTATGAGAATGCGGGGTTTTATCAGGTGTTGTCGGCAGAGGTCGGGACTAAGCATGGGTTTAATGTGTCGGGGCTTGTGTTTGATGAACTGCATACGCAGCCGAACAGGAAACTTTATGATGTACTTACGAACGGGTCGGGTGATGCCAGGGAGCAGCCTTTGTTTTTTATTATTACGACGGCGGGGACGGATAAAAACAGTATTTGTTATGCACTGCACTCCAAGGCAAAGGATATACTTGAAGGGCGAAAGGCGGATCGGACTTTTTACCCTGTGATATATGGGCTGGACGAGAACGAGGATTGGAAGGACGAGAAGAACTGGTATAAGGCTAATCCGAGTTTGGGGTATACGATAGGTATCGAGAGAGTGAGAGAGGCTTTTGTGAAAGCTCTTGAAAACCCGGCGGAAGAAAATATATTTAAGCAGCTTAGGCTCAATGTGTGGGTGAACTCTTCGGTGCGGTGGATACCCGAGCATATATATGACAAGGGCAATGAACCTATAGACTTTGAGGCTCTTAAAGGGCGGGAGTGCTATGGGGGGCTTGATTTGTCCTCAACATCGGATATAACCGCTTTTGTTTTGGTGTTTCCTCCGAGAGATGAGGAAGAGAGTTATATTGTTTATCCGCATTTTTGGCTGCCCGAAGAGACTTTGCCCATAAGGTGCAGCCATGACCATGTGATGTATGATGTTTGGAAAGCTTTGGGGTATTTGAATACGACCGAGGGAAACGTTATACATTACAGGTTTATAGAAAAGTATATTGAAAGGCTGGGGGAAAAGTACAACATAAAAGAGATAGCCTTTGACAGGTGGGGAGCTACGCAAATGGTGCAGGATCTTGAGGATATGGGTTTTACGGTGGTATCGTTCGGGCAGGGAATGAGAGATATGTCACCGCCCACGAAAGAGTTGTACAAGCTGCTTTTGGAAGGGAAAATACGGCACGGCGGAAATCCCGTACTCAAATGGATGGCGGGAAACGTTGTGGTCGAAACCGATGCGGCGGGTAATATCAAGGTCAACAAAAAGAAGTCGACCGAAAAGATAGACGGTATAGCGGCTCTTATAATGGCTTTGGATCGTGCGTTGAAACACAGAGGAGAAAAGAAAAGCGTGTATGAGGGCAGAGGGATATTGTTTATATAGAGAGGGAATGAGATATGGCTTATATTTTTGACGGCGTGAGATATGAAAATGAAGAGGATATGCCCGACATAGGCGGCTTTAAATGTACCGAGGTCACCGGGGACAATGTAAGAGGGTATTACGGACTGTCAAGCGGGATAGATACGTTTACGGAGGCGGTCGATTATGCGGGGGACGGAAGCACGGCTTATTGTGTCGATACCGGGGAGATGTATTTGTGTTTTGACGGGACTTGGTATAAGCAGTGAGGCGGCGGTCGTGGGAGCGTTAAAAATTGCTTTTTGACATAAAGGTTTGAAATTGATATAAAGATTTGAAATTGATATAAAGATTTGAAAAGCACTCGGGGACGGGTGTTTTTTTTGCGTGTGTGGGAGAGTGTGGAAATGAATGAGAGAGTGGATCACCCGAAACATTACAGGCGTGAGGACCGCAAAGAGTGTATAGAGGAAATGCGGGAAAAGTTCGGGGATTTTGTGGCTGCCGTTTTTTGCTTGACGAATGCTTATAAATATCTTTATCGAGCCGGAATGAAAGAGGGAAGTCCCGAAAAAGAGGACATCGCAAAAGCGAAACGGTACTTTGAGTATTTTAAGACCATTCCGTATTGCTGTTACGGTTGGGACAAAAATGTAAATGAATTATGTGTGTATATAAAAAAGGAGATCGGGATATATGAGGATCGTTAAAGCCGGTTATGAGATATTAACGCCGATATCGGAAAAGGGCGAAAAGGAATTGCGATTTATCGAAAAGTGCGGAAGGACAGCTTATAAGAGCGAGGACAAGATAACGGACGGAAGTGCCGAAAAGTTTGTGGCTATGCTTATAAAACGAGGGCATGAAAGCGTGCTTGAACACAGTATATTGACCGTGAAATTTGTGTGCGACCGTGGGATATCGCATGAATTGGTACGGCACAGGCTGTGCGGTTTTACGCAGGAGAGTACAAGGTATTGCAATTACGGCAATGGCAGATTTGGCGGGGAATTGACTTTTATAGCTCCGACTTTTTTAAAAGGCAAAAGTCTTGACGATGTTCGGGATATGATTGATGAGATAACGGTTATGGCGGCTTTAAGCGAAAAGAGTTATTTAAGGCTTCTTCAAAACGGAGCGAGCCCCGAAGAGGCAAGAGCGGTTCTGCCAAACTGCTTGAAAACGGAAATTGTTGTAACGGCAAACTATAGGCAGTGGCGAAATATTTTGAAACTGCGGACGGCGAAAGACGCACACCCGCAAATGCGGGAACTGATGATACCGCTTTTGAAAGAACTTCGGGAGAAAATAGCGGTTGTGTTTGATGATATTGATGTAGGAGAAGAGTGAGCCGCCAAACTGCGGCATATGTTTTGGGAGATGGAAAGAGAATGAAGAATACATATTGTGACGAAAACTGTTTTGAGTGTGGGAAGCCTGATTGTACGATACCCGCAAAGTTTTTGAGAACGGGCGGGAAAAGGTTTGATGTTGTTTTGAGGTTGGAAACGGGCGAGGAGCTTATGTTTTCGTCATGCGTGAAAGCTGCGGAGTTTTGCGGTGTCTGCGATAATACGATAATAAAGAGGCTGAAAGGTCTTTACAAGCCCGAGATCGTTTCCAAAAAAGACGGGCGGAAGTACATAGTGAGGGCGGTGAAATGAATGGCTTTTGACAAAATGACGTATGCCATGTCTCGTAAATATACCGAAGAAACCGTTATCGGAGCGGGAGCACTGAAAGGCGAGAAGGGCGAGAAAGGCGACAAGGGAGATACGGGGGAAGTGTATGTGCCGAAAATCGGGACGGTGACGACCTTGGAGGCAGACGAGGCGGCAACGGTGCAAGTGCGGACGAACTCGGAAACGTATGAGGCTTTTTTTGATTTCGGGCTGCCGAAAGGCGGCGGCGAGGTCGAGGGTCTGACAAGTGAACAGATGAGTGCGTTAATAGGTCTGCTTTGATGTGGGCTTGTGGAGTTGTGAGAGCTTGTATAAGGCGGTGTATGGTTTTGGCGGTTATTTGGACGCTGAAAGTTATAAAAGGGGTGTATGGGGCTGTTAGGACGGAATACGGCTTTATTATTTAACGTTTCGGCAGTGGTTTTATTATTTTGAGGAGGTATTTTTTTATGGGTAATTTTGTATCTTATGAGAATGCAACATCGCTTATGACGGAAGTGGGGAACAAATTTAAGGCTTTGAGCGGGGCTTATATACCGAGAGGAAGTTCGACTTTCGCTAATCTGCCCTCTACACTTACAAAGACAATGGCAGGGTATGTGTACAATATGACGGAGGACTTCACCACAACGGCGTTGTTTGTCGAAGGTACGGGGAAGAAGTACAAGGCGGGGGCGAATGTGGTCATTGTAAATGTCGGAAGTGATGCAGTGCCCGATATGAAATTTGATGTGCTCGGTGGATTTATCGACCTTGATGATATTTATGAAAAAATAGAACAGGTGTCCGATATGGTGACAACGGACGAATTTGACAATACGCAGACGTATGCGGTCGGTGATGTCGTGAAATATGAAAATACACTGTATGAGTTTAAGGCGGCACATGCTGCGGGAGATTGGAACAGCACCGAGGTCTACAGTGTGACGGTGAAGGAACTTATAGACGAGGCAGAACCCGAAAGCCTGACAACGGCACAGGTCAACGCCCTTCTTGCACTTCTTGACTGACAGGGGGCGAACTTGTGAGTGATAAAAATTTTGTAAGCTATGGAGATGCCGAAACTATTTTGACGGAAATTGCGGCGGATAATGCAAGCATAAAGAATGATGTTGATGTACTGAAAAGTGATGTTGATTATAATTTGTTGGAAATCTCAGCCGAAACACAGACTATAAACGGAGTTACTTTTACTGTTAATAGAAATGAAGCAGGACAAGTTACAAGTATTGTTGCGAATGGTACAGCAACGGAAAATGTTTATTTTCTCCTTTTTCCCTTTGAGCATATAGAAAACTATAAAGGATATTTTCTTTCTTGTTGTCCAAGCGGAGGTTCTTACAGTAATAAGTGGTTTGTGATAATACAACAACCTATTACCCTATCTCAACTAAGCGTACCAGATACAGGAGAAGGAACATATATTTTGGTTAATTCCGAGAATGATAATTATACTGGGTTTTGTAATAGTTTTATTTGTATACGAGCTAATGTAGTATGCAGTAACCTTACTTTCTATCCAATGATAACAAAACCCGAATATGCAGGATTGCCGTTTAAACCGTATGTACCTCCATATTTGCCGTATAACGGTGATACACGAGGTACAGACACTTTTAAAATGGTAAGAAATAGTATGCGTTTTGGGGTTGACGATGTTGCTGAGCTTGAGGATACTGATGTAATAGAAATCAGTAACGGCGACGGGGTCTACATCGGTAATCATAATGGAGTATGTGTAGATGTTGGATATGAAAATACGGCTGGACTATTAATACAAGATTCATTAGGTAATCGTATCGGATTGGGGGAACAGTCTGATACAGGTGTGGGAATTTCTGTGGATATAAATCCCGCTGAACCTTTTGTAATGAGGGCTTATGAGTATAACAACACGACTGGTGCAAGTATAGGGTTTAACCTTTGTCATGGAAGTAATGCAACGGCTCACTTGGAATTAGTAGACTACAGGGTTAAGGCAGGAGCAGAGGACGGGGTATTATTACAAAACGATAATGGTGTGTCTGTCCGCTGCGGATTTGGACCCGATAGAAATCATACCGACTGTTTGATTCTGACGGACAGCGGTCGCTCGGAAATTATGCTTAATGGTGGAGATGGAGTTTTTAGCGAAAGTGGTCTTTTGTTAAAAACAAACAACAACTATAAAGCTTATTATGCACATTCTACAACGGTTACAAGTGCAAATGAAATAGCTACCGTTGGCGATGTTTCCGATTTGCTATCCACTGTAAAAGCAGTTGTTTCGCAGTCGACAAGTTTTGAGGATTTTAAGACAAGGATAGCGGCACTTTAAGACAAGGCGATTTAAAAGGGAACGGTAAACGACAACGGCAAAATGGGCAGTTGACGTATAAAAAAAGCCCCGATAACGGGGCGAGGTAAGGTCAAACCCATGATATATTTATCTGTCTGTTGTGATTTACGCAGTCCGATAAATACATATTTATGAGTGACTGATAAGGAATACCCGACGAAACAGCCATATCTTTGAAAAAATCAATGATCTCATTATCAAGGTTGATAGTGATCTGCTGTTTTAATTTTTTTACATACGGGTTTTTACGGGGATTGAGGTTTTTTATGTCATATTCATCTCTCATGGACATCACCAGCCTTCTTTGTAGATCTTTATTTCGTTTTTGGTCGCTTCACGGGCAGAAATCAAACGAATAATATTTTCATTGGAACGGTAACAGTGGCTTACAATACATATTTTCGATGATCTCAACATTCCGATGATGAGAAAACGCTCTTCGCAGATAGAATGGTCGGGGTCATCGAATAAAACAGCTGCATTATCGTAAAACACCTCCTGTGCTGTTTCAAATGATATGCCGTGTTTCCGTTTGTTAAGTTCGTTTTTGTTTTCGTCCCACTCAAATTTAAGTATATCCATAATTATAGTATAATTATTTTATAATTGTTTGTCAATACATTTCGTAAAAAATGATGTAAAATTTGAGGATTTCAAGACAAGGATAGCGGCACTTTAAGATAAGGCGATTTGAAAGGGAACGGTAAACGACAACGGCAAAACGGGCAGTAGTTGGTGATAAAAAAAGAGTTGACATGCGGGGATTTAGGTGGTATAATGACAGTGAAAGTACGAATTAGTGCATCGTAATTTTCATTGTGCTCAAAAAAACCCGCAGTTGGGTCGTAACTGCGGGTTTTGCTTTTTTTGAGGGAAATGCTAAACCCTTGAAGCTTTTAGGCTCTTGTTTGACTATCGGTCAAGCCATTTGCAGATATAATATGCAACAATACCCGCTGCGACCGACACCGCAAAGTTAATTAGTGCATCTAACATTGTACTCCCTCCTTTCCGCTGCATGATTGCAACTTCGAGAGTATGCGGCAACAGGAATATTATAACACAGAGGGGTACATTTTTCAATAAAATTTTTTTGAGGCAGTTACTCGGGAGAGGCTGCCTTTTTTGCGTGAGAAAAGGGGCAAACGACATGGGAATGTCGTTTGCCCATAAAAATACGGCTAAGTTCGGGCGGTTTGGTCAGGACAAAATATGGAGCTTTTGCATGAGGGCTTCTTGAAGGACGGAAGAAAAATTTATATTGTTTTTTTCTGCGATCGAGTTAAGCCAAGAGGGAATGGTCAATGTTTTTTTGACGGATTTGTTGTCGTAAAATTTACGGTATTCGAGTGTATCGCAGGCTATCATTGAGGTGAATGAGTCGCCGCTTTTTTCAAGCTTGTTGATATCTGACGGGAGCGGTATTTTTTTGCCGTTCTCCTCCATATCGTAAAGCATTAAACACAGGACATCGTTCGCCATTTCGAGTGCTTCGGCTACTGTGTCGCCCTCTGTAAAGCATGCGGGGATATCGGGGAAAACAACAAGGTAACCGCCCTCTTTGGCGGGGGTGAAAACTGCGGGAAATGCGTATTTTGACATATTTATATTCTCCTTTACATATAATTTTGGGCTGTGAAATGGGTCATTTTAACCCGGCTTGTTTCTTTATGCTTTCGACAGTGCCGGTTTTTATCTCTTTGCTGCCGTGACGGGGGACGGGAAACTGAGACCCTGTTTTTGGGTTTTCCCATATATCGTGGTTCTTGCCGTGATGATGCAACAGACATCCGTTTTTTTTTCAGAAGTTTTTCAAGTTCTTTATGGGTCATTTCGACACCTCCCAAGGAGATTATAGCACGTGTTTATACGTATGTCAATAAATTTTGTATTTTGTTTTGAGAGAGGAGAATAAAGCGATGTGTGATGATGAAGAAGAGGGCGGAAAGAGGGGCGGCTGTTATTTGTGGTCGGATGCAAAGGTAAAGGCTGTCAGGCTTCGGTTTAAGAACATTACCCGACATATGGACGGTGGTTTTAAAGAGAGGCTTATCGACAGGTTTGGACGGCAAATGGTGAAAGTGAGAAAAGAGATATCCGAGATAGAAGAAGATCTGGGAGTACTGCCGAAAAGCTCGGGGGCGGCAAACTTTTTGAAAGAGGAACTTTCGGAGAGAAGAAAGAGGCTTGCGGATCTTTATTATTACAGGCACTTTTTTAAAGTGTGAATTTTTTATTTCGAGTACTTCAAGAGAGCGAAGGAACGTATAGAAAAAAAGAAATAAATTTATAAAAAATAAAAAACCTCTTGACATTTGTACGTACAAATGTTATAATATAATTACAGTAAGGAATGACCTTACGAGTAACGGGGCAAGACGGGGAAGGAGGACAAAATGGGGGATATGACAAATCAGGAGTTTAATTTACTTATTGACCTTATCATTGATAAGTTAGAAAAACAGGAATATGCAGAGCTTCTTGAAATATTGAAGAAAGCAAAAAAATAGCCTCAACTGTTATTGAGGCTTAAAGAAAAAATGGGACAAGGGCGGTCTTGCCGCCGCTCTCGTCTTTATGATATCACGTTTTGCCCCGAATGTCAAGAGAGGACGTGATGAAATATGGACGGCAAGAAAATGGGCAGACCTACAAAAGAGCCTAAGACGCAAACGCTGAAAATACGTCTGTCGGAAAGTGAGGGCGAAAGGCTCGAATACTGTGCCCATAAACTTGGAAAAACAAAAGCGGAAGTGATACGGGAAGGGATAGAGCGAACTTTTAAGGAACTTAATTAAAACAGTGCTGTAATAACTGCTTGTAAATTAAAAAAATACGATAAAATGAAAGCCCTGCGGATATCCGTGGGGCTTTTGTCGGAGTGTGAAAGGAAGTGAGGGCTTATGGGAATATTTGACGGGGTGTTTCGTTCGAGGGACAAGCCGAAGAACAGGACGGCGGGGAGTGCTTACGGTTTTTTTCTCGGGAGAAGTTCCAGCGGGAAGAGAGTGAACGAGAGAAGTGCCATGCAGATGACGGCGGTGTATGCATGTGTTAGGATATTGTCGGAGGCTATAGCGTCTTTGCCTTTGAACTTTTATAAGCACAACGAAAGAGGCGGTAAAGAAAAAGCGGTATCGCACCCGCTGTATTTTTTGCTGCATGACGAACCCAACGGGGAGATGACATCGTTTGCTTTTCGTGAAACGCTTATGACGCACCTTTTGCTTTGGGGGAATGCGTACGCACAGATAATACGAAACGGCAAAGGGGAAGTAATGGGGCTTTATCCGCTTATGCCCGACCGTATGGACGTGGACAGGAACGAGAACGGGGAAATATATTATCGGTATATCGTGAGTCGTGACGATGCACCGATAAACAAGCAGTATACGGTGGATCTGGCGGCGGCGGACGTGCTGCATGTGCCGGGGCTTGGGTTTGACGGGCTTGTGGGGTACTCA